GTTCCTATTCTACCAAAGTAAGGATATCTTATATATTTATTACCTTTTGGTACGCAAACTTGTAGTTTAGTATCAAACTTGAAACCATCTGGACATTTCTTATCTGCAACTAGATTCATGTATTCTTTAAAGCCTTCAACCATTCTTTTCTTCTTACCTGCACAATGAGCCTTTTGACTAAACCCTTTTGGGTTATTACAATCTATTGACTTCTTATATTTCTGTGACCACTTCTTTGTCATCTTCTCTTTGCTTTTCTTTCTGAGGCCATCCATCTCTTTGCAATATAGCTAGAGATAGGTGCCTTGATTAATTTTCTTACCTCTTTACTTACTCTATTCATAGTAAGGGTTGTTAACTCTAAATCTGATTTATTATTATCTACTACTAGAAAGTTTGACATGCCAAATAATCTCTGAAACTTACCCATATTAGATTGCACACCATTCCAACTATTAGTTGTTATATACTCTGGTATACTTCTTTCACGTCTAGCATTTCTTGCCAATGCAACTTCTAAACTTGTATTTACAAATACCATATAACAATCATAACCTAATTGTTTTAATTGATTATGTTGTCTAGCAATCATATCATAATCTCTACCTGTACTATCAATAATTAATCCTAATCTACCTTTGATGTATTGATCTAATTGTGAGATTACAAATTTCTTTGCACTTTGTCTTATGATATTTCTAAAGTATTCTTCCTCATCTGGCATTTTAAGAGATAGATTTGCCTTCTTTAAATCTCTCTCAAACTTGACATCTGAATTTACAAGTTTTAATCCTGTACCTGCAAATGCACTTGATGTCACAAATGATTTACCTGAGCCAGGACCACCTGCAAGGAAGAACGCCTTAAATATGCCTGGGTCGTAAAGACCTTCATGTAAATTTTGTATAAAACTTTTTATCATCCTTTTATCCAGTTTTTAGATACGGTAAAGTTTGCTGTACTAAATTCTAGTCTGTCAACTAGTTTCACAGCACGACCTAACCTATCTACAGCAACGTAACCTTCAGGATTTGTAACCTCAAAGCCATTGCCTCTCTGTATAAAAGTGCCTATTGATTTAATTTGATTCATTTTATTTACTAGATAATTTTTAGTTCTTTGTAATGTGACATAACTTGCTATCGCAAAGTATATCTGATTCTCATATCTGTCAATAAATTTTAAACCCTCATCTCTCTGAGCATTAAATCTATCTTTAGCACTTTGTGTTTTTCTTTTACTAATCTCATCATCTAAAACCTTTGCATAATACTTTCTAAAATTACTTTGTAATTTTTTTACGTTTGCAATGGTCTGACCTCTTCTAATATAATCATTAAAAAATATTTTAAGTCTAGCACCTACCGATAATAAATTAGTCTGCCTCTTCATTAAATCTAAAACGCCTTTACTTTTAGATATTGAACCTGCAGCCATTCTTAATAAACTATCGTATTGATCTGACTCTAATTCTGTAAATGTAGCGACACCAGATGTGTCTTTATATCCTGCGTCATCAAAAAATACAGCAGGTGTTTTTGTAAATCTATTTACATTGACACCAAAGTTTGCTTTTAAATCTGACATCTTTCTACCTGTGTATGTTGTATGAAAAATAATACCCATTTTAGATTTAAGTATTCTATTTGCTAAATTAGAATTACTAGGTATTGCATATGTGATTGTGTTAGGTGTAAAGGTGATGACCTTCTCACCTCTAATTGTTGCTGTTTTAATTTCGTCTGGTGTATATAAGAAGTCGCCTTGCACAACTCCTTTGATGTTTAGTTTTCTTAATTCTCTTAATGCTACTTGTAATTTATCTGCAAGACCACCTGTGTGATTTTTTCTAATATCAGCAGGCGTATAATTTATTTTAGGATTTACGTTGAATACAGATTTTGATCCGACAAAGAATTTGCCGTTCTCAGGATTGACACCACAGAATACAGCAGGTGCTCCATCCCATTTAACAGATACGTTTACTTTTCTACCAGATGATCCAACAAGCATATTTCTTAATGATTTAAGAAATTCTACTGCATTGATACCACCTTGATATCCGTTATTAATTATTTCGTCTTCTAAATGCTCTAAATGTGTGTTTTTAGATTCATTTAAATATTGTTTAAAACTATACATCTCTCTCCACTATACCCATTATACAAAATATCACCGCTCTTGTCAAGCGTTATTCCATCAATAAATCGTTGTTTTTCTACTATTTATCTATCTGCCCTTTGCTATGACAAATTTTCCTGATAAAGGTGTTCTGGATGTGACATATTCAAACATTAAACGTATGAATTGATTTGCTTTATCTGTATTTCTTTTATCTCTAAAAAACTTTTTAAGTGTAGGCATTATCTTATTAATAATATTTACTGCACTTATTTCACCTCTTTTAAAGTCAAATAATTTAGGATTCTGTTTATTTAATTTATCTCTCTGTTTAATGACAGGTGCTATCTCTTTAAAGTATGCTTGTTCGCCTTTGTCATAATCGTTTCTTAGTTTTTGAGCAATTTGAGGGTCAACAAAATTCATAAGTTCAGTAAACACTTTCATAGAACCTATTGAACCACCTCTTGCCTCTGCGCCGCCACCTATAAATTCTGCAACAAATCTTTTAGCACTAGGGTCATGTCTTAATTTTATATCACCACCTGAGTTAAGTAGTATTCTCATATCTCTAGTTTCAGTTTTACTGCCAAAAGGTACTCTCTTATATGGTTTCCAGTCAGTAGTTCCTTTAAAAGATATTTTCTTTAACATCTTTATTTCATCTTTTCTATCAAAATTTATCTTTTGAAGTTGAGCAGTTTTAGTAGTTTTCTTTAATGATAAAGGTAATAAATCACCACTATCAATTAATTCACTAGTCACTATATTTAAATTTGCAAATAAGTATGATTTAGGTTTTGCGTTTTTAAGTTCTTTTGCTAATCTATCTTTGGCAACTTTACTTGCTAGATATATGTCAGCAGGTGACCACTTGTTTATATTCCCAAATGCAGCTTGATTTTTTATCGTAATAGGTGCTTTATTAGCAATCGTAAATAACTTTTGAATTACATCCATTACATCTTTATCGCCCCTTAGATAAAATAGATTTTGATAACCTGGCCTTTGCACTCTATAATCAGGATCAATCTTCGTTATCTCTCTTATGAGTTCTACTGCAATTAAAACAGATGATATATACCAATCGTTATTTGCTAACAAAAAGGTATCCATGTCTTTCAATGTCACACCTGGTGACTCTACACGTTTAGAAGATTGTTCTATTAGTTTTTTATTTGCTGATTTAAAGTCACTATAAGTAGGATACTTTTTAGTATCTAATTTTTTTGATATATCTAATATACCTACGTTGTCTGCTATTGAAGCAAACAAAGCTTGAGAAGATTCAAATAGTGCTGTTTTATCTGGCATACAGCTATTTATCTGCTGTATCTACTCTTGCCTTTATCTAGTAATCTTTCTTTCTCATCTCTACAATCAAAGAAAGGTGGGAAACCAAAGATACCAAAAGTCTTATTTTTATTTTGAAACTTAACAACTGGTTTAATATCTTCTTCAAAAAAACTTTCTTTTAATACTAACTTACTAGGCATTTCTACAGCACGCCATAGTATCTGTTTGCCTTTTTTAACCATTTCAGTTTTGTAGTATATAGATGGACTTTTTTTTCTTACTTGTTTTTTCTTCATACTTTAAATCCTGAAAACTTATCGTAAGCACTATCAGCAGGTTGAGGGCCTGATGGTTCGTTTAATTGTTTTTCTGTTTCTTGGTTACTATCTACAATCTGTTGAGCAGATTGTTCTACATCATATAATCTCATCTTTGCCCTATCAACACCTATGATGAAAGCACGATTAAGACCTGGATCATTATATCTATTCTTCAATTGTTTAACTTTCATTTGAGATAGTTCTTCTAAATCTTCATTTGATATTAGAGCAAACATGAAGTCAGCAGTTGCAGGAAGACCAAAACTCTCTGAGGTATCTTCTAAGCCTACATCACTTGACATATAACCAGTTCTTGTTGTTTGTGTAGCAGAGATGATAGGAACATTATACGTCACAGCAAGGCCTCTTAATTCTTCAGCGATTGCTTTGATATAGAAATATGATGATATATTACCACCTTTAAATCTACTAGATGTACAGATATTTAAATAGTCAATGAATACTATATCTGGTTTAAATGATTTCTTTAATGCAAGTTCATCAATTAAATTTTTAAAATGACCTGTGTGAGCAGAAGCAGTAGGATATTCTTTGATGATTAATTGACCTTGTACCTTGCTTTGCATTTTCTTAATCTTGTCATCATAAAATTTCTTAGGCATATCATAGAGTTCATCTATCGTCACATCTAATAAGTTAGCATCTATTCTCTCTGCGATACGTTCTTCAGCCATCTCTAAAGTTATATACAACACATTCTTGCCTTGACTTATCATAGACGCAGCCACATGACACATGAATAAGGACTTACCCACACCTGTGCCTGCAAGTGCCACATTTAAAGTCTTAGGTGGCAGACCACCTTTTGTTATTCGATTGAAGTAT